CTCCCTGCCCCTGCATCACAAAACACAGCATCAGGACTATGCTCCTCTATCAGATTGGCTACACGAGTAGCTAGTTCCATATTGTCAATACCACGATATACAACAGGCTTGAATGCTTGTCTTCCTTGTCTACGAAATATAACTGAACGGTCATCCCCAAACCTTGCAGGGTCGATTCCAAGGACTATAGGCGATAATTTTACATGGTCTTGTTGATATATACGTTTAGCTGCATCTTCGGTATCTGCTAAAGAAATTAACTGATCATCACCTTGTGCTGAAAAGTCACATAAATACTCCCTAGCAAAGGAAGTCTCACTCATGTCTCGTTTAAGACGAGTCACCTCATTAGGATGTAGGGAGTCAGTATCAAACACCGTGTATTTAGCAGCAGTCCAATCCTCTTCATTTAAAGCTTTGTAATACAACTCAGAGAATAGGTTTATTCCTGATGGAGTACCGATGAATATAGACCACCCCAAACGGTCAGAGAGAGCAGGTTGTACTATGTCAGTCCACAATTCATTTTTTAACTGGGCAACCTCATCCATAACTATTCCATCTAGACGTAAACCACGCATAGCATCGGGATTATCTCCACCAAATAAGCGAATAATCGCACCATTATGTTTAAATTTTATAGATAATTCACCCTCATTTATTTCTATAGCTGATCGTTGTCTTAATGGTTCTATTTTTTGCTTTAATCTAGCCCATGCAATGGCTTTCGCCTGACGTAAGAAGGGAGCAACGTACACAAACATAGATAATTCTTTGTCTGTTTTCATAGCTTTGTCTATAAGTTCCATGATTGCAAGTTCAGTTTTACCAGAACGTCTATGCAAAGCGTAAACACTAAACCTTTGTTTTTTTACATGACATTGTCGCTGCCATTCACGAGCCGTATAGTCAAGACTTACTTGCATTAATTAAAATTAGTTTCAATAATAGATATATACATTATATCCCTTATGACGAGTGTGACCGTAAGTACTGATGATACAGCTACTGTAAACGAAAGTAGAGTACCTAAAACAGAAATTAGACTCTGCACGTTAGATGAATTTAAGGTCTTAGCAGATCCATTGTTTGAAGAGCATTACGAAGAGATTGCTCGCAACAAACAAGTGATGAAGTTAAAACCAAATTGGCCTTTGTATGACACAATGAATACAACAGGTTGGTTGTTTATTTATCTAGCAATGCAAGGCGATGTTTGTATTGGTTATTCTATGAATTTGATGATGCATCATTTGCATTATGCGGACTTAAGAGTTTGCCAAAATGACGTTTTGTTTATCAAAAAAGAATTTAGGGGTGGGCGATTAGGTTTGCGTTTAATAAAAGTCACAGAGGATCATGCCAGATCTGAAGGCTGCAAATTGATGTTATGGCATGGCAAAGAACACACCGCTTTAGCTAAACTGCTACCAAAACTAAAATATGGTGTACAAGAAATCATGTATTCTAAGGAGATTTAAACAATGGTAGTATCAGCAGCTATTGCACTAGGTACGGTTAGCGTTGGCTATCAAATATATTCTGGTGAAAAGCAAAGGCAACAACAAAAGAAACAATTAAGGTTGCAAGAACAGGCTAATAGAGATGCCAAACAAAGAGCAAAAGAAGCATCTGACCGTGCTGATATTGAAATGAATAAAGCAAATAGAAAGAGAGCAGATGTAAGTGCAATAACTAAGAAAGAAGAACAGGCAGCATTAACAGGACCTGCTGGTACATTACTTACTGGAGTACAAGGTGTAGATTCTGGTAATTTAAATCTTGGTGGTAACACACTATTAGGTGGTTAAAAAATGAAAACAAAACGTGCAGACCTGTTAACTAGGTGGGGTCACCTTAGATCTGAAAGAGCTACATGGTGGTCACATTGGCAAGAAGTCACTACATATCTATTGCCAAGGAATGGACGTTATTTTCAGCAAGATAGGAACAAAGGTCATAGGAGACATAACTCTATATACGACAATACTGGTACAAGAGCATTAAGAACATTAGGTGCAGGTATGATGGCAGGTGCAACAAGCCCTGCAAGACCTTGGTTTAGACTTGGAACGGCTGACCCAGAGTTAAATAAATATACACCTGTTAAGTTATGGCTTCATGATGTAACAGAACGTATGCAATTGGTGTTTCAAAAGTCCAATACATACCGAACATTGCATGGGATATATGAAGAATTGGGAGCATTTGGTACAGCAGGTTCTATTATTCTTCCTGATCCTAAAACAGCTATACATCATTACCCGGTAACCATAGGAGAATATGCAATTGCTACGGATTATCAAGGCAGGGTTAACACTTTGTACAGAGAATTTCAAAAAACAGTAGGAGAAGTAGTAAGAGAATTTGGATATAACAAATGTTCAACGTCTGTTAAGAATTTGTTTGACAGAGGTTCACTAGACCAATGGATTACGTTAGTTCATGCGATAGAACCAAGGGATGATAGAGAGCGTGATTTTAAAAAGAAGGACAATATGAACATGGCATACAAATCTTGTTACTTTGAAATAGGTGGTGATGGCGAACAAGTACTAAGAGAAAGTGGATATAAAGAATTCCCTGCTGTTATACCTAGATGGGGTATATCTGGTGGTGATATTTATGGCAATTCACCGGGAATGGAAGCATTAGGTGACGTAAAACAGTTACAACATGAACAATTACGCAAAGCACAAGGCATTGATTACCAAACAAAACCACCATTACAAGTACCTAGCTACATGAAAAACCGTGATGTGGACAGTCTTCCGGGTGGAGTTACGTTTATTGATGGACAACAAGGCAAAATTGAGACAGCATTTAACGTAAACCTTAATTTAAATCATTTATTAGCAGATATACAAGACGTAAGGCAAAGAATAAATAGTAGTTTTTATGCTGATTTGTTTCTTATGTTGGCTAATGCTACTGATACTAGGATGACTGCAACAGAAGTAGCAGAACGACATGAAGAAAAATTATTAATGTTAGGTCCAGTATTGGAACGATTACATAACGAATTGCTAGATCCATTAATAGATAATACTTTTAATAGAATGATTGAAAATAATTTAGTGCCACCTGCTCCAGAAGAGTTGCAAGGCATGGAATTAAACGTAGAATTTGTTTCTATGTTGGCACAAGCACAACGTGCAATTGGTACAAATAGTGTTGATAGGTACGTTAATAATATGGGTATGGTTGCCCAAATGAAACCTGATGTTTTAGATAAATTTGATTCTGATGCATGGGCTGATGGATATGCAGATATGCTAGGAGTAGATCCTAAGTTAATAGTTGGAGGTGAACGTGTAGCTAGGATACGTCAAGAAAGAGCAGCAGCACAGCAAGCAGCAGCAAAAGCTGAAGCAGAACAACGTGCTGTAGAAAATGCAGTTAAACTAAATGATTCAAAAACTGGAGATCCATCTATGATGGACATGATGAATCAATTTAGTGGTTACAATTCACCATCACCATTGGAGGTATAAATGGATTTAATTGATCTAAAAAAAGACCCACAACCTATTGACAGCAAAGAAATGTATGACGAACCGTTGTATAGCTACGGTTTGTGTATATCGTTAGGTAGAGAAGAGCTAGAAAAGCTAGGCATAGAAAAGTTGCCAGAAGCAGGTAGCGAAATGATGATTAAAGCTATGGCGTATGTAAAAACTGTTAGAGAAAGTCAAGAAAAAGATGGTGTTGAACAAAATGTAGAGCTACAAATAACTGCAATGGGTATTGATCCTATTGATAAAACAAAAGATCAGGCAAAAGGTTTGTACGAAACCCAACCCAAACCTGCATTAGAAGCAACACCTGTTGCTAAAAGTCCAACTTATTTAGCATAGGAGTTTATTATGGGAAGCCAAAACATTAAAACACCGGGTAACTTTGGGTACGGTGATATGCCGGGAGATTACAGGATGAGATATAAACAAATGATAGAAAAACACAATGCAAATGAAGCAAACAAAAAGAAAAATAAAAAATCTAAACTAGAACAATTTGCTGACAAATTATACGGAGGTAATAAATAATGGCTGACGCAAAAAATATTATACCTGCAAAAATAAAAAGAAAAGCAGCAACATTAGAAGCTATGAAAGAAGGCGGTATGGCATCTGATAAACAAATAAAAGAATTAGATAAACTTAAAAAACTTTATCCTTCAATGTTTTAATTATGAAAAATCAAGGATTATGGGCAAACATTCACGCAAAACGTAAAAGAATTAAAGGAGGTTCTGGTGAAAAAATGCGTAAGCCGGGGTCAAAAGGAGCACCAACTGCTAAAGCATTAAAAGATAGCCAAAGCAAAAAAGCATAAGGTGTGACCGTAACACGGTTATGACTAGATATATTAGAGCATGAGTGAATACAATCCTCTCGACCTCAAAAGTCAACAGAAATCTAAAGACAGTAAAAAGTCTGAAGAAAGAATTGACCGCCAAAATGAAGAGTCGGACATCAAATGGTTGATGAGCAGCAAGAGGGGTCGCAGATTAATCTGGAGACTTCTGGAGCAAGCAGGTGTTTTCCGATCATCGTTCAACACTAACGCAATGGCAATGTCATTTAGCGAAGGTAACAGGAATTATGGTTTGCAAATACTAAACTTAATCCACACTCTCTGCCCAGAACTATACCCGACAATGATTAAGGAGCAAAAAAATGTCAGAAACGCTGATGACGGAAGCCAACCAAACCAATGAAGGCAGCACACAGCAAGCAGTAGAAGGAACACAAACTGATCAATCAGTTGAAACTACTAATACTGAAAATACACAGCAACAAGCTGAAACTGTAGCGGATCAACAAGATTCGGATGAATCCTCTGTTGAAAGTGAAACTAGCGAACAGGAAACCCCAGAAGGTGCTCCTGAGAAATACGAGTTCAACGATAAGGTGGCTGACGCACCAGAGGTACTCGACCCCGATGTATTAACTGCATTCGGTGAAGTCGCTAAAGAACTTGACCTGCCACAGGAAGCTGCACAAAAAGTATTAGACAAAGTCGCACCTGTAATACAGGCAAGACAAGCAGAACAGGTTGAAAAGGCACGAGTAGAATGGGCAGAAAATTCAAAATCAGATGATGAATTTGGTGGCGAAACTTTTGATGCCAATCTAGAAGTTGCAAAATCAGCCCTTGATGCTTTCGGTACTTCTACTTTTAAACAGTTGCTGTCAGAATCTGGCTTGGGAAACCATCCCGAAGTAATTCGGTTTATGTACCGAGCAGGTAAGGCAATTAGTGAAGACAGTTATGTTGGTAATTCTCAAGGTGCTAATGCTAAAAGCAATGGTATTCCAAAAGATTTTAACGGCATAGCAAATGCACTATATTCTAATCAGCAAAACAAGTAAGGAGTTATTAAATGGCTACACTCTCAACAGCAAATTTAACACTAGCGGATTGGGCAAAAAGATCTGACCCAGACGGTAGAGTTCCAATCGTTGCAGAACTGTTATCACAGAGCAACGAAATACTAGATGACTGCGTTTTTAAGGAAGGTAATTTACCTACTGGTGAACGTGTAGTTATCAGAACAGGTTTACCCGGTGTTTACTGGAGAGCATTAAACCAAGGTATTCCATCAAGCAAGTCAACAACAGCACAAATTGATGAAGCTTGCGGAATCCTAGAAGCACGTTCTGAAGTAGACAAAGACTTAGCAATGTTAAATGGTAACACCGCACAGTTCCGTTTATCTGAAGATACTGCGTTCTTGGAAGCAATGAACCAGACTCAAGCTGAGACAATGTTCTACGGTAATCCCGGAACAGATCCTAAAAAGTTTCTAGGTCTTGCACCAAGATACGGTGATCTTTCCGCAGATAATGCTGTAAACATTCTTGATGCAGGTGGATCAGGTTCTGATAACGCTTCTGTTTATCTAGTTGTTTGGGGTGACAATACTGTTTATTGTCCTTTTCCAAAAGGATCTAAAGCAGGTTTAACACACGAAGATCTTGGTGAGCAAACTGTTTACAATAGTGACGGTACAAGGTTACAAGCTTTTGCTACTCGTTACCAATGGAAAAACGGTTTGGTTGTTAAAGATTGGAGATACGTTGTTCGTATTTGCAACGTTGACATTTCTGACCTACTTGGTAGTGCTAATACACAAACTGCTGCTGCATCAACTAACTTAGTTAAATTGATGGCTAGAGCATTATACAGAATACCAAACATGGCTATGGGAAGAGCAGCGTTCTATATGAACAGAACTGTTCACTCAGGCATGAGTATTGCTGCACTTGATAAATCACAAAATGTATTATCAATACAAGAAGGTTTATCTCAGTTTGGATCAGCACAAAGCTACTTATCATTCTTGGGTGTTCCTCTAAGAAGAGTAGATGCACTAATCAATGCTGAAGCTCGTGTGACTTAATAGTTACAAGATATTTATTTCTATTTTTTTGGAGAATTTCTTAAAATGATTACAGACAAACTGCTCCGAGTGAGCGAAGATCAAGCATTAACTACAACTGCTGTTTCTACAAACACTATTGATTTAAGTGTTGCTAGAGATGTAGGTGAAGGTACTGCTTTGTATATGAACTTTGCAGTAACAGAAGCACTAGCTAATGGTACAAGCGTAAAGTTTGAAGTTATTAGTAGTGCAGCAGCAAACTTAGGTTCTCCTACTGTAATTGGTAGCACCGATGCTATCCTTACAGCAGCATTAACACTAGGTAAAAATGTAGTTGTTCGTATTAACCCAGATATTGCTGGCAAAGGCCAAAGATATTTAGGTGCTAGATACACAATTGCAGGTACTTTTAACGCTGGTAAAGTTACTGCTGACGTAGTAGAAACAATCGGTGACGGTAGGAAGTTCTATGCTTCTGGCTTTACCGTAGCTTAAACTAAAAAAGACTTATGCCTATTTACAAAGCAAAAATTAAGTGTTTCGTTGGTCAATCCATGAGAGAAGCTGACGAAGAATTTGAGTATAACGGAGAGTTTTGCAAGCATCTTGTATTGATTAGTGGTCAAGAACCTCAGACACCTGTAGCGTCTACTACACCTGTAGCGTCTGAAGTAAAGACTACTAATTTAGAATTGATGACTAAAGCAGAACTTGAAGTTTATGGTCGCACTATCGGTCTTGAACTTGATAGAAGACAAACAAAAGATACTCTGATTAAACAACTTGAAGCAGCTAGTAAATAGGTTTAGTCTTCTTATTTAACTTACAGGGGGCTAGTAGTATTACTGCTATGCTCCTCTTTTTATAGGAGATGTAATGGCAACCGAAGTAGATATTTGCAACCTTGCCCTAGCTCATTTGGGTGATGATGCAACAATAGCATCGCTATCTCCACCAGAGGGATCGGCACAAGCAGAAAAAGCTGCACGTTTTTATCCAATTGCTAGAAACAGTTTATTAGAAATGCATACATGGAATTTTGCAGCCAAACGTGGAAATTTAGCACTTACTACTAATAGCCTTGACCAATGGGATTATGCATATGTTGCACCTGCGGATATGATGTCTCCTGTTGCAATAATATCTCCTACTTCACAAAACGATTACGCTACAAGAATGTCAGCAGG